CCTCGACCAAGGTTGGGTTAGCTTTGTTCTGTTCCTCTGGCATGTTCTCTCCTTCTCAATTCATCAGGCAACGGGCCCAGCTCTCTTGGCCAATCCCGGCCTGAATAAGCCCCGACCTGAATCAGCCGTTTTATCTCTTGGAGTACTACATTATGGAAGGCTTGAACTGAGGGGCTGCCTTTACCACGTTCTTGGCAGGTGAGATAGGCTCGCTTAACAATATCCATATTTACACCTCTGCATCAAGAGATTGCTTCGTCGTTTCACTCCTCGCAATGACAGTAGGAGGGCCCTGAGAGGCCCAGGAAGGCCCCTGTTTCCCTTTTTACTACTTATGCTCACTGCCTCACCTTCACCCCCCTTGCCAGTAGTCAGTAGACAGTAGGTTCTGAATTCTGAATTCCGACTACTGACTCCTGCTTAAATCAGGGCGCCCAGGGTGTCGGGGACAGGCTTATCGGCATGCCGATAATGGGCAGCCAAATGCCGGGCGGCCTTAATGATGTCCTCCTCGGAGGCCTGGACCCTCTCCCCGCGGTAACCGCCGGGGCTGAGGGCGGCGACAGCAGCGGGCATCCTATCCCAGTCCACGGTCTTCTCGATATCGAGCCGGCCCTGGAGGGACCGGAAGATGGCTTTAGTATGATGGGGGAGCTTCCAGGTCTCAGGGTCGTCGAGGTCGCCGACGATGGCGAAGGCCTCTTTGGGGAGTCCCTCTTTGATCTTCTCCTTTTCCACGGCTTCTTTTACTTTTGATTTAGACATGGTTTTCCTCCTTTTAAACCGTGAAGGAAGGGATTCCTTCACACCTCGGTATATGTTTGAGAGTACTTCTTTGGCTTTGGGCATGGGTCCTCCTCATACGTACATACATATCACACGGTGAATACTGCGATAACTACGGCGTCCCTGGGGTTTCCCCCGGGGACCGTCAGGATTACGTGGCGGCCGGTTACCATCTCACCCGAGGCGATATTGCGGGCGACGTTGACGTTATCGAAGTAAGTAGTCAAGGACCCTGCGAGCTGGACGCCGGCCTTGTAGGTACCGCTGTCGAAGTTTTTGAGGATGGCGATCTCTAGCATAAATCAAACCTCAAAAGTCAAAAATCAAAATGACAGATTAAAATGTAAAGCTTTTTGATTTTTGCTCTGTATTTTTGCATTTTAGTCTTCCGTGTAGAGCTCATGCGGGATGACTTTAGAGGTACGGGCGATTGCCTTGAGCTTCTTGTCATAGCAGTCAAGGCGCTCTTTACCCCAGGCCCGGTAACTGGTGGTGCCATAACGGCCAGCGATGCTGGCCCTGTCCACAGTGTAGGCCGAGGCTGACATGGCTAAGTAGCCAGTGGCGCCGAGGACTATAATCTCCTCGTGCTCCGTTGGGATGGTGGTGGACTCTGCGGTGAGGGTGTGCTTTTTAAGCCACTTTACCCGGGCGTCTTCTCCATCTCCTTCGTCCTCCATATAGAGCTGGCCGGCCCAGTAATCGGTCCTCTGGAGATATTTAGGGGTCTGGCCCATGGGGAACTCGACCGACTCGATTTCGAGTAGGCCTGACAGAGAAGAGATATCGAGCTCGGTGTCTCCGTCGGTGGTAGCGATATCGTCCTGCTGCTCGATGGGGGCGTGGAGGGAGTATTCCATAACTACCCTGTCGATGGCGCCGTCGACCTCGTCGTCCGTCCAGCGGTAGTTCTGGGAGTCGGTGTCCTGGAGGTCCTCACGGACCCGGGCTCTCATTTCGGTTAGATTCATTTTTTAGTCCTCTCCATCTGAAGGAAAGGATTCCTTCAGACCTCGGAGTAGGCAGTAGTCAGGAGCCAGTAGCCAATAGGTTCTGAATTCTGACTACTGACTCCTGTTTTCCGCTAGTCTCTCACTCCTGTGAGCATGGCGGCCTTGACGATGGAGAAGTTGGCCAGGGATACATACCACTTAACCCTGGTCCGGGAAGCGTCCTTGGTCTCCAGCGACCCGAGTCGCTCGACCTGAATCACCTCGGGGCTGGTAAGGCCGCAGACGGCGCCTTCTCCCATCTGGAAGGCGAAGATGGCCGAGCAATCGACGTTGCTGCCAACGGTGTAACTATCCTTAACCCAATCGTTGACACGGACGGGGATGCCGTTATAGAGCTCGACGAACTCGCCGAGCTTGCCCTGGCCGACCTGGAGGTTGCTGCCCTGGGCTCTGGCCAGCGCTGCGAGCTTCCTGCGGGACCGGCGGCTCATTAAGAGCAAGTCGGGCTTGCCGCCTCTCACGAGGTCAATGAGCTTATCCATGCTGGTCAAGGCGAGGGTGGCACCATTAGCGCCCGAGCCGAGGTGGTTGCCGTAGCGGCAGGTCCAGGTGACCTGGTCATCAACCACGGTCTCGCCCTCGGTGGTGGGCCAGGTAGGCTCGGTGGTAGCGTGGGTCTTCTTGTCGCCTGCTGCTGCCGTGCACTCGTAACGGAAGCCGTTCTCGAGGCCGGCTGTGGGGACGACGATATCTCCTACGTCCATGGCGGTATCGGCCGTCCAGGCGGTGCCCTTCATGGTCTTATAGAGTCCGTCGGGCTGGTTGCCGTCCACGCCTGAGTCGCCGTTCAGGAAGGTGTTCTCGAACTCGTTCCTGAGGGCCTTGGCCTTCAGCTCGATGACGGCGGCCTCGAGGTCCTGGATATTACTCCGGGTAGCCTTGAGGAAGTTGTCGACATCAGCATCTCCGCCAAGGACGCAAAGGCTGGCCGAGCACTGCTCGAAAGCCGGCTCGGACTGAGTCCAGGTGCCGGTCACGGGGGCGTACCAGCCTACGGTGGGCAAAGTCTTCTCCCGGTTGTACTTCAGGCTATTGCCCACAATCTGGATGAAGGGCAGCTCCTGCAAGATGGGGCTGTCCTTGACGATGGTCTCGATGATTCCTTTAAGCAGGATACCGGTCGAGAGCTTACTTGCTTCTGCTAATGATATGCTCATGTTTAGCTAGTTCCTCCTTCCCAGCACTCATGTGGTGGGTGCTCGGCTTTGCTGGATTCCAGCGGCGATCTTCTCCCTGGGGGATAAGCCTTCGAGGGATATCTCGCCCCTGGGTGGTGCTCCTGCGGGGACCCGGGCCTCTTTGGCCTGGGCTTCGAGGTTGGCCTTGACGGACTCGGCGATGGTGGTAGCCTTCGCCAGCGAGGCGTCTATCTCCTCGATGGTCTCGCCGGTGATGATGTCCTGGGGGATGGTGGGATTGGCTGTCCTGACGACATCGAGGTATTTAGCGACGGCCTTCAAGTGGGCTTCCTTAACCTGGCTAAGCTCGGCGGCAGCAGCTTCGCTTCCCGTCGTCACTTCGCTCAGCGAGGCCTCCAGTTCGGCTTGCCGAGCACTCATGGCGCTGAGTGCTCGGCCCTTCTCGGCCAAGGCGGCCTCTGCGGCGGCCTTGGCCTTCTTCACCTCCTCAAGCTCGGCCTTGATGGCCTCAAGAGTTTCTGAGGTCACCTGAGTGTTTTGAGTTTCTCGAGTTTCCGGGGTTTCGTTTTCCATATATTTTTCCTATTCTCCTTGAGATTGCCGCATCCCGATAAATCGGGACTCGCAATGACAAGAGGGTGAGTTATTATTCAGGCACTTCCATCTCCGCGGCAACCGCTCTCTCTCTCGCTCCGCCACGTGTGGATGCTGCCCTAAACTCCTGATTCATTTCCAGGATCTTTGTCCTCTCTTCCAGCCATTTGTTAAACTCCTCGTCGGGGTCCTGGATCCCCATTTCGTCCATGGCCGTCCTTCTGCTGTGGACACCGGCCTGGACAAGTAACTGCTCGTTCTGAGCCTGGCGGGCTGCGTCCTGGGGGAGTATAGGCCCCCAGACCACCCGGTGGTTTATCTGCTCGAAGCTTTCATTCATATATTTCTCGGCCAGTTTGAGTATGATGTCGTTTCGCTGGTGATAGGCGTTGGTGCGGATAGTCCGCTTCCTGGTGACTTTCTGAGTAAGAGAGCCCAGCTCTATTTGTAACGCTGTTCCGGAGAGCTCCTTCTCGATGCCTCCCCAGGCGGCCCGGGGTGTCTCCGAGATATCGTGTAAGGTACGGTAGAGCACATCGATATAATCGACATGAAGCCTAACACCACCGCCTTGCAGCAAGTCCAGAAGATAAGC